TCGAGGCGATCACCATGTCGGCGATCGGGCGACTGGTGAAGGCCCAGTTCGAGGTGAACCCTGGCGCCGGGAAGGCCGGCGACTTCCGGATCTCGATCGAACTCACGGACGGCGCCGCGGCGATCGATCTCGGCCCTCGTGTGCCGAACCTCGAGGCCGGGAACGGAGCGAAGGGCGCGCGGAAGCCGATCGAGCCCGAAGCGAAGCGCAAGCCCATGGTCGGCGGGTCGGGATGGGATGACCCGTGAGCGAGGTCGGAAGCCTCGACGCGGCGCGCGTTGCTCGGGTCGGCCGCCTCCGCCTCGACCCTGGCCCCATGCGCTTTCTCATGGCGCCGGAGCCCGTGGTGGTCGCGTCCGCCGGGATCCGCGGAGGCAAGACGCACACGGGAGCGATCAAGGCGCTGGCTCACGCACTGAAGAACCCGACGGAGCCGGACGAGTACCACGTGGTTGCCTCGCCCACGTACCCGATGAGCAAGGTTCCACAGGAGAAGTTCTTTCGGCTCCTCTACGACCCGGGGATCTTCCCGGTCTCTCCGCTGATCAGGTTCTACAAGTCCGATCGCGTGTTCGTGCTCGCTTGCGCCGGCGGCCGGACTTCACGCGTGAAGATCGTGAGCGCCCACGATCCCGATCGCTGGCGCGGCTTCAAGTGGCGATCCGGGTGGCTCGACGAGGGCGCGTACATGAGTGCGTACGCTTGGGAGGTCGCGCAGGGTCGCCTCGTCGACTCCGCCGGGCCCGCGTGGATCACGACGACGCCGGCCGGGTACAACTGGATCTTCGACCTCTACGAGAAGGCGAAGACCGACGAGTCGATCCGCTTCGTGCACTGGAAGACCTCCGAGAACACGCACATCCGGCAGGATCGCCTCGCGGCCCTCGGCGCTTCGTTCGACGCGGACACGGCCGCGCAGGAACTCAACGCCATGTTCGTGAAGGCCGGCGGCCTCGTGTACCACGCGTTCACGGGTGCGAACGTCGAGCCCGCCAGGTTGAACCCGAACGCGGAGCTACTGATCGGGGTCGACTTCAACGTGAACCCCATGAGCGCGATCCTCACTCAGAAGTTCACGACGCGCGAAGGCCTCGAGGGGCTTCACGTGATCGGAGAGAAGTACCTCGAAGACGGCGACACGTTCGGGCTCATGGTTTGGCTTGTCGAGTTCTGCAAGGCGAACCGGATCCCTCGCTCAAAGGTAACGATCTACCCGGACGCCTCGGGTCGCGCGCGCTCGACGTCCGGGAAGTCTGACGTCCAGATCATCCGAGAGGCCGGCTTCGCGGTCGACGCACCTCGAGCGAACCCGGCGGTTCGCGATCGCGTCAACTGCGTCAACGGTCTCTTCTCGCCGATGCTCCTCCGCTTCCCGCGGCTCCTCGTCGACCCGGAGTGCTCGATCCTGATCGATGCGCTCGAGCACCAAAACAAGGATCCGAAAACTGGAGCGCCCGACAAAGAGCGAGGACACGATCACCCGGTCGACGCCCTCGGGTACGTGTGCCACCGACGCTACCCGTTGAGCATGACGACCGGAGTTGCGGCATAGTGGCTTCATGCGATTCATCACGCTCTCGGAGTTCCGGACCGCGGTTCAAGCCTTCCAGTCGGGAACGACTCTGATCGTCGACGGGGCCGAAGTGCAGAGGAAGGATCCGAAGGGCCTCGGCGGTGACGTGGGCGAACTGATCGAGGCGATCAAGGCATACGCGAACGCACCGGCCGAGGTGAAGCGCCGCGAGGACTCGGGAGCGAAGGATCGAATGCTCTCGAACGCGTTCCGCCCAGACTTGCTCGCCCTCTGCAAGTCCTCGTTCCACCCGAAGACCTTCGAGAAGCTCACGCTCACGCTGCACACCTCGACGAACCTCCTCACGGAGATCGTGGGAAAGCTCTCGGCGCTCTACGACTCGCACCCGAAGCGCTACCTCCGGATGCCGGCGAAGGAGGCCGACCAAAAGGAGAGGCCCGAAGTGGTCGACCCGAACAAGGAGCCGGAGGACGACGACACGACCGGCCTTCGTCCGGCGTCCGTCGAGGACCTGGCGGCCCGCTCGAGCCCTCCGCCGCTCGAGGAGCCCACGCAAGGCGAGAGCGATCCCGAGTTCGAGGCGCTCCTCTCGTACCTCGATCTCGAGGAAGGGAACGACGAGGGCGAGAGCTTCGAGTCGATCGCGCGATGCTCGCACCTCGACGTGCACCTGCAGAAGATCGAGCGCCTGGCGCGCGCGCACCCGTGTGTCTGGGTTCGCCCTCATGTCGCGTACGACTCCGACGCACTCGGCGAGGACGTCGAGATCTCCGGCCGCCTCGAGTTCGTGGTGTACACGCCGGCGAACGCGGGGATCCTCGCCGACCCCGAGAACCCGTCGGTGGCCCGCGCCTTCTACTACTTCACCGAAGAGATCGCCGACGGCCGGCCGACTTCGGTCATGCATGTCTACACGTCGACCGCTCACGTGAAGCTCGACAACCAGTTCAAGCCTCTCGGTCCCGTCGACCTGAATCCCCTCGGCCGCCTCCCGATCGCGAAGTTCGAGATCGACCTCCCGATCAACGGCTACTACTGCAACGGGATCGGTGACGACCTGTACGACGCGACCCTCGAGGTTTGCCTCCTCAAGTCGATCCAGAACCAGCGGGCGAAGGACTCTGGCTTCAAGCAACTCGCGATTCAGGGCGACACCTCGAAGCTCCCGGCCGATCAGGTCATGGGCGGAGCGCTCCCGCTGATCCTCGGCGACGGGAACACGGCGAGCGTGCTCGACATGTCGCCCGACCTCGAGCAATGGACGAACCTGGTGCGGGAGCGCGCGAAGGACATTCAGACGAAGTACGGGATCACCGTCGAGAGCGAGGCCGGCGGTTCGCCCGAAAGCGGCTACGCGAAGAAGTTGAAAATGGCGGCCGTGCTTCGCGAGAACCGCCGGGTGCGTCCGCACTTCCTCCGAGGCGAGCGCGATCTCTTCGAGTTGATCGGCCGCATGATCGAGATCGCTCCGATCCCCGACGTCGACTCGGTTCCCTCCGGCGATCTCGTGATCGATTTCGTCGAGCCTTCGATCGATGAGAACCCGAAGGAGCAAACGGAGATCGATGCTCGCGAACTCACGCTCGGTACGACGAACGTGATCGAGATCCTCGCCCGGAAGAACCCGGACTTGTCGGATCGCGAACTCGCTCGCATGGCGTACCGCAACAGGTTGATCAACGAAGCGCTCACGCCCTCGAAGACCGAGCGGTTGATCGACTTCCTTTCGCTCGGAGGCAAGCCCGATGGTGCAGCGCCAGGACCGCAAGCCGGTAACGTCGGGAACGGGATCGACCCCGGCGCAGGGGGACCTCCCGCCGGGAGGAAGGGCGCCGGCGCACCTCCGCCTGGTGAGGGCGATCCTCGATCGGCAGAGTGACGAACAGAAGATCGTCGAGGACGTCGGAGCGAGGGCCGATGACCTGGCGCGTCGGATCGCACTGGGCGCTCGAGCGTTGATCGTCCGCGCCTCGAGCGGTTCGGTGAGCCCATCGGTTGCGCGCGCGGCCTTCGTCGCCCTCTTCCGCGCGCTTCACCTTGTCGAGCTTGCTCGAGCGGCTCCCGACGTCCTCGAGCTTCTCGACGTGGCGGTGACTGAAGAACTCGAGGCCTTCAAGTCGGCCGGCTCCGGCGTCGCACCGATCCAAGCGGCGGAGCGTGTCGCCCGTGAACTCGAGAGGAGATCCGATGCCCTCAAGAAGCCCTAGCGTTCTCCGCTCGAGGCCGCGCGTTGCTCGCGAACTCACCGGCCGCGGAGCGCTCCCGAAGCTCGAGAACCTGGTGAACAAGTCGCCGGAGGAACTCACGCGCACGCTTGCCAGGTTCGGGATCGAGCCCGACATGGCGGCGATCGAGAGGGCCGCGCATCGCGCCTTCGACCCGATCGAGAAGTTGATCTCTCGGGGCCAAGTTCCCGACGACGCGGCGTGGGCGAACATCGAAGACGACCTGAACCGGCGGGTGAAGGCGAGCCTCCGGGACATGACGCGGACTGCGATCCGCCTCTACAGGTTGAAGCGCTCGGAGATCGAAGGAGGCCAACAGATCTGGATCGCCGCTCTGAAGAACACGTGCGGATCGTGTCTCTCGCGACACGGAAAAGTGAAGACCTACAAACAGTGGGCGCGCCTCGGCCTTCCTGGCGATCCCGTCCTCGTGTGCTGCTCATTCGAGGCCCGGTGTCAGTGCACCCTCGGCCCGGTGAGCGGCTGAACCTCGACACGACCGGCGCCGCGTGATTCATTCCTTTGAGCATCACAACCGAGAGGGTTGAACATGACGGAAGCAGAGAAGGCCGCGGCCGCGAAGGCCGAGGCGGAAGCGAAGGCGAAGGCGGAAGCCGAGAAGGCGAACGACGACGCAAGCAAGGCCGGCGGGAAGGACGACGAGGGCGAGGACAAGCCCATGAGCCGGGCGGACTTCGAGGCCTTCAAGTCGAAGTCGAACAAGGAAGCCGAGAAGCACCGGCTCCGCGCGAAGACCGCCGAAGAGGCGCTCGAGACCATGCGGAAGGGCTTCGCGAGCGCCCTCGGGATCAAGCCAGACGGTGAGCCCGCCGGGATCGATGCAGCAGCGAAGGCAAGCCTCACGAAGCAGAGGAACCTCCTTCTTCGCTCGGAGTTCGTCGGGATCGCCGCGGCCGCCGGAGCGCACTCGCCCTCCGATGCGTTCGAGCTTGCGCGGCCGTACCTGAAGGAGATCGCGGTCGACCTCGACGCGGAGACCGCCGACGGCGCCGCGATCTCGGAGGCCCTCGAGGTGCTCAAGAAGACCAAGCCGTTTCTCTTCCGCCAGGAATCCGGGCAGAGTGGCGGGACCGGCGGCGGGACGCCTCCGGTGAAAATGCCCGATGGTCGAGGGAGTTCGTCGACCGGCGGGACAGCGTACGAGCAGTGGCAAGCGCTCGAGAAGTCGGGCCGACGCGCAGAAGCGGCGGCCTTCTACGGAAAGAACAAGCCGGCGATCAAGGCGACTTGGAAGTAGCAGCGCGACGAGGAGGCGGGCCCGCGAGGGGCTCGAGGCCTGGCGCGTTGAAGTGACACCCGACGCACCCACACTTCACGCAAAGGAACACCACCATGGCTTTGACCCTGACTTCGGTCCTCACCGCGGAAGTTTTCGCGGCGATCGCAGCCGAGCTTCTCCTCGCCGTTGACGACGTGCACATCTACCTCGAGAGCGGTCCGATCGATCGCGCCCTCGAGTCGCCTCCTCCCGGCGCTTCGACCGTCGCCTTCAACAAGCCGGTCCTCCCGGGCTCGACGTACGCGACCTTCCAGGAAACGGGCCGGCGCCTGACCGAAGGTACGGACGTGAACGCGGGCTCGCTCGCGATCTCGCTCGGGGCGACCGTGCTCACGATCCGCGAGTACGGCGGGCCGCACGACGGGACGAACATCGTCCCGTTCGGCATCACGGAACGCATGAAGCTCCTGGCGAAGCACAACCTCTCCGAGTTGATCGGCGGGTTCATGCGGCGCGATCGCGTGAAGTTCCTGAACACGACCTACCGCGATCTCCTCCTCGGGACGACGAACGTCGTCGTCGCCTCGGGTGCCGCGGAGGGCGCCGTCGTCGTGAGCCAGGGCATGACCGCGGTCGTGATGCGCGCCCTGAACAAGCTCGCGATCGACTCGAAGATCCCCCCGTACGCGAACGGCCGGTGGCGCTTCGCGATCAATTCCAAGGACATGGCGGCGCTCAAGGCGGACGCCGACGTCAAGGCGCAGTTGAACTTCAACGCACAGGACTCGGCGAACGTCCGCGGCTACATCGGCACGTGGGAGGGGATGGACTTCATCACCGACACGTACATGCCGACGAAGGGTGTCGGCGCCGGCTCCGCGGTCACCGGCTACCAGGGGATCCTCTGGGGCCCGAACGGGATCGGTCATGAGCCGGTGATGAACCCCGAGCCGCGCCTCGATCCCTCGAACGACTTCGGTCGTCGCGAGCGCATGATGTGGATCAGCTACGACGCGATCGGCTTGCTGTACCCGGAGCTTGTCGTTCGCACGATCACTACCTGATCGTCGCGTAACACCTCGAGGGCCCGGGCCGCGTGTCGCCCGGGTCCTCTGTTTTCAGGCACGAACGAACGGAGCGCACCATGGCAGCAGAGACCCCGAAGGCCGCACCCTCGACTCACGCCGCAACGAAGGATCTTGCGAGCGCCGGAACCGATCCCCTCTTCCTCTCGAAGGAGAAGGGCGGCGCCAACTGGAACCCGGGCGGAGCGGTCGCGTACCCGGCCGATCCCGCGGAGGCCGAGGTGCTCGATCGGAGGCTCGCGAAGCTACAGACCGAGTTCTCGAGTCACGTGAAGGTCCCCGGGAAGGTCGTCGACGGCGAGTTCGTTCCGGAGCCGCTTCGCCTCCTCGAGAAGCCGCGGCGTGATGGGGTGAAGCTGCATCCCGATCACCTCCCGGGCCCCATGACCGAGGCGATGAAGGGCCACGTCACCAACTGGAAAGAGCAGCGCCAGACCCGGTGCGCGGAGCCCGGGTGCTACTACCCGTTGAAGGCGAAGACCCTCGAGCGCACCGCGCACGAAGCGATCAAGTTCCCGGCCGACGGCGGAGGCGAGGTGATCGCGGCCGAGTGTTCCTGGGAGCCGCGTCACGCCGGCGGGCTCCAGTTCATCCCCGTTCGCAAGCCCGGCGACGAGGGCTGATCCCGTGTCGTTCTCCTCGAGCCCGAAGGCGAGCCCGTTCGTTGCCTCGACGGAGAGCACGATCCTCGATCTCCTCGTTCCGTCGGCGAGGCGGATCGCGGTTCAACTCGAACCGCCGGCGGGCCAGAACTTGACCGCTCGGGTGAAGGTCGCCCTCTCGAGCGACGCGACCCCGGCACTCACGACCTTCCCGGACTTCGCCGAACCGTTCGGCTCGAGCCGCGTCGGGTTCCTCGACGTCGACGCGGCTCAACGCGTGGTGATCGTCGGAGAACTCGACGGGGCCGGCGGGACCGTGAGCGTGTGGGTTCGGTACGATTGACCGCGGCACCAGGTCACGCTCGACTCGTGAGGATCGGAGCCGAACCCATGCGCCTCGCCCTCGTTGTCCTCGCTTCTCTCCTCTCCGCTTGCGGTCCAGACCTCGAGCTTCCCGTGCGCCAGGTCTACGACGCCGGGATCTCCTCGCCGGGGCCCGTTGACGCCGGCGCCCCCGTGGGCCCGCTCGAGCAATGCCGCGAGATCTGTCCTGTGGGCTCAACCGTGAGCCTCCGCTACGACGGCGCTTGCGTGTGCGCCCTCTGAGGTCCCGATGAGCTTGATCCTCTCCCTTGTCCTCGCCCAGGCCTTCTCGCCCGGGTCCGGTCTCAACCTGAACACGCAAGCGATCGAGTCCCGCCAGGACGGCGTTCGGCTCAAGGCGACCCGCCAGTGGGCGATCGACTGTCGCTCGAACATGACCTGCAGCGTTGACGGTGGAACCCTCTACCTCTCCGCGGCCTCGAGCGGAGGCGTAGGCGGAGGAGTCGGAAGCGCGGACGGCGGGACCGCGGCGCCCCTCGGCGCTCCGTTTGTGACCTGGCAAGCGGACGCGACCCTGACAGCCTCGCGGAAGCTCTCGGCCGGGAACTACACGGCGGTCGACAACCTCACGCCGGGAGAGAGCCAGATCGACTGGGCCCACGGGCTCACGTGCTCCGCGGGACAGTCGATCACCTCGAGCGGGACCGCGGCCCTCGTGTGCACCTCGACGATCACCGCGTCGGATCTCGCGTGTTCCGGGACGTGCGTTGCGGACGCGGAGATCGTCGGGATCTCCGGCTCGAAGGTCTCCGGCACCGTCCCCTCCGCAACTGCGCTCGCCTCGGATCCAGCCGATTGCTCCGCGGGCCAGTACGCGACGACGATCGCGGCCTCCGGCGCCCTCACCTGCGCGCAGGTCGCAACCTCTCAACTCGGCGGGACGATCACGAACGCCCAGCTTGCCTCGAGCTACTCGGGGATCGGTGCGTGTGGCGCGAACGCTTGGGCCTCGACGCTCTCGGCGAACGCGGCGCCCACGTGCACGCAGCCTGGCTTCTCGAACCTCTCCGGGGTCGCGTCGGTTCCACAGGGCGGGACGGGGATCGCCTCGCGGGTCGACGATGATCTGGTGGTGGGAACCGGAGCAAACACGACCGCAACGAAGATCCTCCCGTCGTGCTCGAACGCGACAACCTCGAAGCTCCTCTACGACTCGGCCGCGAACTCCTTCAGTTGCGGAACCGATCAGACCTCGGCCGGCGGAGGGTACGCTACGATCCTCGACGAGGCCGGAGTGCTCACCGCGAGGACCTCGCTCAACTTCACCGGCGCCGGGGTCTCGTGCGTTGACAATGCGGGAGCTACCCGGACCGATTGCACGATCGCCGGCGGCGGAGGTGGCGGAGGCGGGAACTTCCTCGAGGCCGAGGTCGACTTCGGAGCCGGCGGAGACACGACGGCGAGCGTCGTTGTCACCGGCGCTTCGTGGGTTGGTGCGACCTCGACGATCGTCTGCGCTCCGACCATGACCTCGACCGCGGACCGCTCCGAGGGAATGGAAGACACGGTGATCGAGGGGCTCTCGGTTGCGTTCCATTCCCGAAGCGCCGGTGTAGGGTTCACGATCGTTGCATCCCCGGCGGCCGGCCTCGCGTTCGGGAAGTTCAAGATTCACTGCTCCGGAGGTTGAACCCTTGAAGCTCTCCCGTCCCGCTCTCCTCGTCGTGCTCCTCTCCCTGGCAGCCTTCGCCGGCGTCAATGTGATCAGCGGGGTCGCTCCGGCCGCGAATGTCTGGTTTGTGAACTCCTTCGGGACCGCAAAGGTCGTTCGCGGGAAGTCCGACGCCGCAACCTACTCGTGCACCGCAACGGGCCTCGTGACGACCGCGGCGTATTCGATGAGCCTCGAGGCCGAGGCCGCTCGAGGCCTTCGGATTCAGAAGATCTGCGTCGGCGGGAGCGCTGCAACCGCGGCCGCTCTCCAGACGATCACGGTACAGCGACGCACGACCGCGAGTTCCGGCGGAACCGCTGCAACCTCCGAGGGCGCGGCCTCGCCGGCGGTCTCGAAGTTCGACCCGGCCGACGGGAGCTTCGCGGGGATCTGCCGCATCACGGGTACTGTCGGGACCGCCGGCCCGGTGCTCGACGGGTGGAGTCAGACGGTCCCGGAGATCGGAGCCGGAGCGGCCGATCCTCATTCGCAGCCCGTGTTCTGCAAGACCTACGGAGAAGAGAGCGAGAAGGCGCCGGTGATTGTCTCCGGAGTCGCGAACGGGATCTCGGTCCTCGTCGGAGCGGCCGGCGCCGGCGGTCTCGCGGCCGGCTCGATCTCGATCATGTTCATCGCCGAGTGATCATGAGCGCAACCGCTCGCATCGGTGAACCCGTGCAACTCTGGAGACCGAGCGAGAACCGCTGGGTTCCGGGGACGATCTTCGAGGTCGACGATCTCGACGTGGCGACCGTCGCATTCGTCGACGGAAACGCGATGAACAGCGCCGCAAACATTCCGAAGCTCGAGGCCGGCGAGTCCCCGGCCGAGGCGCTCCGCTGGCGCGCCCTCACCTGAAGGTCTCCCGTGCTCGCTCTCCAGATCGCAACCCTCGCCCTCGTCGTTCTCTCGATCGCGGCCGTGTCCGCGTTCTCGTTCTCGATCCTCCGGAAGCTCGATCCGATCGCCTCCGGGCCGACCATCCGGGCTCGCCGGCGCCGCGCGATCGCCGAGGCCGCGGTTGACTACGGCGAGCAGGTCGACTCGACCCGCGTCCCGCCGATCACCGGCCCCGAGAAGCGAGCACACGCCCTCGACTTCTGCCGGAAGGTCGACCTCGGAGACAACGGCGCGCGCGACTTCGACGACGGCGAGTTCGCTCGCGAGATCGAGAGCGTTCTCGGCGAGCGGGCGAGGCTGAGCGCTTGAACCCGAAGGCGCGGCTGAACGCGTACCGGATCACGCTCGAGGGGATCCGCCTGGCGCGGCTCTCGGGTCGACACCCGGAGATCACGACCGAGGATCGGATCGAACTCTCGCGGATCGCCGATCAACTCGAGGCCGCGGTGAAGGCACTCGAGGAGACCGCCGCGGCGATCCGGTAGACGGGGCCCGGTCCCGGGCGATAGCTTGTTTCGTATGAGCGGCCCCGAGTCCATTGAACCCGACGACCTTCCCGCCGTCCTCGAGTCCCGGACACGCAAGACCCTGTCGGACGTCCGCCTGGTGCTGATCCTCGCGGCCTTCTTCGCGGTGACCCTCCCGGGCGGAGGCTGGCTCGCTCTCGCGCAGGTGAGGGAGCAAGCCCGCGAGGAGGTCAAGCCGACGATCTCGAGGGTCGAGGCGCTCGAGGCGAGGCAAGCGACGACCGACGCTTCGGTTGTCGAGGCGAACCGGCGGGCCGCGGCGGTAGAGCGAACGGTGATGGTGATCGATCTCAACATGCGGCTCATGCTCGAGAGCCAGAAGATCAAGCCGATCGAGATCCCGAACGCTCCCGCAGACTCCGGAGGTCGCTAAATGTCGACCCTGCACCACGCTCTCGCGATGCTTCGCCCCGAGGTGAATCAGGGCGCGAACGCAGACGCCCTCGTGTTCTGGGCCCTCGTCGACGGTCTCCCGGTGAAGCCCACCTCGGCGACGGTCGAGATCCATGATCCGAGCGGGGGGATCCTCGTCGCCTCGGCCGCGGTGACTCCCGACGCTTCTCCCATCGGCCGCCTGGCGCTCTCGCAAGCGTGGCCTGTCGGCATGTACCCGATCGGCGAAGACTACGCGGCCCTCTGGACCTTCACCGTCAACTCGATCGTCTACTCGGAGCGGGTGTTCTTCGACGTGGTGCGCTCGAGGCTCCCGATCCTCGTTCATCCCAAGCTCATGACGGACCTGCAGCCGAACCTCGCCGATCACCTGCGCGGGATCGGCCTCGACGGAAACGAGGACGATCTTCGTGTCTTCGCGATCCATGGACACGCGCACCTCTGCGATCGCCTTCGCAAGGGAGGCTGGCGGCCGTCGCTTGTCACCGATCGCCGGCGCCTCGTGTCGGCCGCGCTTCAGTACGCGTTGCACTTCGCGAACGCGGCGATCGCGAAGACCCCGGACGACCTCTTCGACAAGCGCGCAACGAACGCGATGAAGCTCGCCGGCGAGGTCTTCGACGGCCTCGGGATGCTCCGGATCGACAAGGATCAGGACGGGACGACCGGCCCCGGCGAGGTCGCGATCTCGTCGAGTCAACCGAACTGGAGCACGTGATGCCGCGGATCTCCGAGTTCCTCGAGGACGTGTCCCTGGCGCTCGAGCGCATCCCCACAGCCTCGAGACCCGATCGGACCTTCAAGCGGCACACGGGCCACACCTCGTTCCGCGCTTCGTCGGCGAGCACGGACGACGGGTTCGCGGTCTCGCTCAACGGCGCGCCCACGGACGCCGGTTTCGGCGCCTACCAACAGAAGCGATCGGTGGTCTCGTTCACCGTCGAGATCGGACACGCCCCGAACGCTCGCGACGATCTCCGGGAGCGCAACCTGGCGGCCGACGTCGAGCGGGTGACTGACGTCCTCGAGGGGAAGACGGACTGGAGCAAGGGAAGCGGTGGCGCCGTTGATCTCGTGACGCTCGAGGACGCGGGGACGCCGGAGCGTGCGGACCCTCTGTGGTGGGTTACGCCGCTCACGTTCACCGCGTATGTGTGGGGGCCCGTGTGGCGCGAGTAACGGTCGCCGGCCTCCGCGGCTTCACCCTGAAGACCTCGAGGCGGATCAACCTCCTCGGCGAGACCGGGATCCGCGCGATCCTTCAGGACGTGGGCCGCGAGTTCGTCGCATCGTACGTGGCGAAGATCCGATCGTTCACGCCTGGCGAAGCTCGAGATCTGACCGAGCGGTACAAGGTCGCGAAGCGGAAGAAGGTTGGCCACGTGTACCCGATCCTCATTGCGACCGGCGCCATGGTGGCCAGCATTTACAGCCGGGTGTACCGTGGGCCGCCATGGTCGATCCGGATCGGCTTCGCCGGTGAGCACTCCGGAGGGATCCGGAACTATGACCTCGCCGAGATTCACAAGCGGTCCGGGCGAGACTTCACGAAGCGCGAAAAAGGTTGGAGCAAGAAATGGCTGAAGGAAATCGGTACGAGACTCCGGGATCAGCGGTGAGCGAACTCCCGATCGCGCACTCCGGATCGCCTTCCGTGATCGAGTCTGGCGGAGGCCCCGGCGATCCGGCTCCGACCTCGGTCCTCGACTCGGCTCGACGTGTCGCTGAAACGACCCGGGCGGCCGGGTGCTACGTGCTTCCGTTGGACCCCGAGAAGCTCCCGACTCTCAACCCTCGCCTCACCCTGAAGGACTGATCCGCCATGGCCAACGCTTGGAACCTCGCAACCCTTTTCGCGATTCAGGAGGCGGCCTTCGGGGTCGACCCGTCGGCGACCGGCTCGACGATGAAGCACCTGAAGGCGCTCCCGGACATGACCTTCCAGCCTTCGATCGACGTGATCGAGCGGCCGGGCCTCGTCGGCGATCTCGTGACACAGGATCACGTGATGGGACCGCAAGGCGGGAAGCTCGCCTTCAAGATCGAACTGAAGGCCTCGGGTGTTCCGGCGGGTTCGGCGATCGCCGCAACCGCGTCGGAGGCTTCGGATCTCATGGAGGCGGCCTTCGGGACCGTGCTCCGCGGGACCGGCGCCGTCCTCACCACGGGTAGCACCACGACCTCGATCGTCCTCGCCTCCGGAGGCGCCGGCTTCGCGAAGCTCATGGCGGTAGAGATCAACGGCGAGGTCCGGATCGTGACGAACGTCGTCGCGAACACGCTCACGCTCCACAAGGCCTTGAGCGGCGCGCCCCTCACCGGAGCGATCTGCTACGCGTCGAGCCGCTTCACCCGCGCGAACTCCGGTCACAAGACGATGACCTTCACCGCGAAGCGAGACACCGGCCTCGAGTACACCTTCACGGGTTGCAAAGTGAAGGCGAAGGTCGACGGGATCAACGCGAAGGGGACCGCTCTCCTCGCCTTCGAGGTCGACGTCGGGGCCTACTCGCGCACGACGAAGGCGAGCCTCCCGGCGACGGAGCTCGCCGGGATCACCGCGATCAAGGCGCCGGTGATCAAGGGCTCTCCGCTCGACTGGAACGCGATCCCGCTCCTCGCGGCCGGCCTCGACTTCGATCCCGCGATCACCCTCTCGTACATCGAGACCGTGGGCGATCTCCAGAACAAGGCCGGAGTGCAGGCGACCGCGGCCGATCCCCGCGGCTCGATCAAGGCCTACTACCTGGCGCAGAACATGCTCGACGCGGAAGGGGCGACGACGATCCCCCTCGTCATGTCGAGCGGCACGCGGCTCAACGGGTGGGCCCTCTGCGTCCCGCGCGCGCAGTTGCTCTCGCCCTCGTTCCAGAACCGAAACGGGGTCGTCGGCGAGGATCTCCCGTTCGCCGTTCGAGACAACGGGACCGATCCCGAGTGGGCGATCTCGGTCTTCTGATCTTCCGCCCCTCGAGTCCGGAGCGGACACCGCGGCGGAGCGTTCACGCGGGAGGCCTCGAGTAGCGTCGAGGGAGGGGCTCCAGTACACGTACCGCGGCCCCTCCCGGGCCGCCTTGTTCGAACGGAGGCCGCCCCCTTGTCTTTCCCGCTCCTCGACCCCGACGCGCGCCACAAGCTCACCCACCCTGGTTGGCCTGGCGTGGAGTTCGCCCTTCGCCCGGTCCCTCGCGGCCGGTGGTCTTTCCTTCGGAACTCGATCCTCCTCGCCCTCGAGAAGACGAAGCGCCGCGCCGTTCGCGACCTCACGGCCGAGGGCGTGACCCCGGACGTCACCGCAACGAAGCTCCGCGAAATGCTCGATCCCGCCGGGGCCGAGGAACTCGCGACCTTCAACACGGAGATCGTTCGGTGGTCTCTGATCGAGATCTCGGGAGCCGAGCACGCCGGCGCCCCTCTTGCGGTGAAGCTCGAGGAAGTGGTGCAGGACGGGATCCCGGTGCACGTGCTCTCGCGTGAGACCCTCCGCCTTCTCTCGTTCCAGCCTGGCCTCGTTCCCTGGCTCGCGAACGAGGCCTGGTCGGTGAACGAGCTTGGGGTCGAAGCAAAAAAATCCTGACCGCGGTCACCCTCTACGACTCGCGCAAGTTCGAGTGTCGAGGGTGCTTCGCCGCGGCCGATCAGGGTATCAACCTCCCGGGCCTCCTCGGGTGTGACGTCCCGACGAAGCAACCAGTCGAAACCTTCCGGGTCGCCGAGGCCCGGATTGAGATCTTCCGGTGTCCTCGCTCGCTTGTGACCGCGCCTCTCCTCGAAGTGATCGACCTGGCGGTGACCGGGTTCCTCGCGAAGCTCTCGCCAGTCGAGGCTCGACGGTTACCGGCGGGTCTGGTTTCGGCCGTAGAGTACGTTTCGAGCTTGCTCGAGGAGACCGCGCCCCATGTCAGAAGTTGAGAAGGATCGGTACGAACTAGACACCTCGGTCGCAATCGCGAACCTGCAGGCGATGTACGACACCCTCCTGCGGGTCGAGGAAGGTCTGCGGTCCGGAGGTGAGGCCGCCGGCGGGGCTGAGGGCGCACACAAGGAACTCGCGGCCGGCGTGTTCCTCGGGAACCTGGCGTTCGAGGCCGCGAAGATCGCCGCGTCCGCCTTCTACGACGCGGTGAAGGAAGGGATCGCCGGCGTCATTGCGGCGGAGCGCGCAACCGCTCAACTTCGAGTCGTCGCCGGTGAGTACACGGAAGCGCTCGCCTCTCAGGCCGAGGCGCTCGAGCACCTCCGCGGCGTTTCGGCCGAGGAGGTCATGGCGTCGCAGGCGATCCTCCTTCGCTTCGGAGTTCAAGCCGAGAAGGTCGACGCGGTGACGCGATCGATCCTCGACTATGCGACCGCAACGGGAACCGATCTCGTTTCTGCAACCCAGACCAAGACCCGGGCGGTCGAGAACGGCGGAGGCAAGATCGAGAGCCTCGGGATCGATCTCAAGCTCACCGGGAAGGCCGCGGCCGACATGGCGATCACCGCGGAGGCGCTCGGGAAGAAGTTCGGTGGCGCCTCGGCCGCGGACTCGGAGACCATGGCAGGACGGGCCGGCCTGGCGCGTGTCGCCTTCGAGGACCTACAGAAGGCCTTCGGTGAAATGGTCCTGAACACGGCCGACAACCTCGGGATCTTCGAGACCCTGAAGTTGGCGATCGAGGGTGCGACCCTTGCGGCGATTGCGATGCACGAGGCGATCTCCGGTCAAGAGTCCGCGCAGACGAAGGCCGCGAACCACCTGAACGACCTCCTCGACAAGCGGAACGAGTACAGCCAAGAGACCCTCGACCTTCGGACCGATCTCATGGTCGCCGAGAAGGCCGGAGATCAGATCGCGGCCGACGGCTACCGGGTGATCCTCGAGCAGCAGCGCCTTGCGAACGATGCGCTCGACGAGGAGATCGCGAAGCTGCAACACCGGAACACCCTGAAGGCCGGAGGGAAGTCGACCCCGGACCGGAACACGAAAGCCGGCGACGAGGACGCGGCGAAGGCGGCGGAGGCTGCGGAGAAGGCGCGCGCGGCGGAACTCGAGGCACACGAGAAGGCTATGGCCCGCTCGGTCGACATTGAAATGCGCCGTAGGTCCGCGGAGGCGAAGGACAAGGCCGCGGCCGACAAGGTCTTCACCGACAAGGAACTTGCGGAGCAGAAGCACCTCGAGGCGATCGCGCAGATCCGGAAGCACGCGGCCGACGATCAGGCGAAGATCTGGGAACGCGAAAACGCGCGGCTCATGGCGAACGCGGAGAAGTCCCGGAAGGCGATCGAGAGTTCCTTCGGGAAGGTCCTCGAGTTCGGAGAGCAGGCCCTCTCTCAGATCGCCGGCCTCGTCGAGCAACCCCTCTTCGACTTCCTCACGACGAACGAGCGATACCGCGAGGAATACACGACCGCGACGATCGAGCGCCGGCGCCTGGCGCTCGAGGAGCAGGGGATCATCAAGACAACCGCGGAGCTTCGGACCGAGGCCGACAAAGAGGCGACCGCCTCTCAGGCCGATCGGCTCTCAAAGACGCTCGCGAGCCTTGCCATGGAAGCCGGGAAGCAAGCGCTGCTGCAGGTCGGCGAGGGGATCGCCTCGCTCGCTTCGTACGAGTACGCCGCGGCCGGCTTGCACTTCGCGGCCGCCGGTGCGTTCGGGCTTCTCGCCGGCGGCGCCGCGGCCGCTTCGTACGGGGTCGCGCAGGGCCGAGGGAACACGACCGCGGAGCGCGAGAGCCTCGAGGCCGCGCAGAGGAAGGATGCGAAGAAGGCAGAACGCGACTCCGCGCAGGGTTCCGGCGGAGCGAAGAAGAAGGGAGACACGGTGGTGACTGTCTACAACTTGGGGATCACGGGACAGACCCGTACCGCGCAAGCTCGAGAGTTGAACCGGATCGGCGCAGAGTACGACGGGCTCGTTTCACTCGGAGGCGCGCGCCCGTGAGCATCCCCCTTCCGAAGGTCTTCTGGCCCCTCGTCGTGTCCGCGGCGAACTGCAACATTCCGATCCGCGTCGCCGGCGTGACGTACGTAGCGGTGATCGCAAGCGCGACCTACTACAGCGCGGAGACCTTCCGGGCGGCCGTGGCGGCTGCGGTTGCGGTTGCGCGCCCTGGCATGACGGTCTCGAGCGGCCTCGCCTTCCCGGGCTCGCTCACGTTCTTCTACTCCGGCGCCTTCTCGCTCTACTGGGCCTCGGCCCCGACGGCGATCGCCGCGGCGATCTGCGGCTTCTCGAGCGGGGTCGACGTGGCCTCGATCGGTAACGCGGTCGCCTCCGCGTTCCAGCCTCCGAACGCCTGGTACGCACCGGCCGCGGTCGCAATGGACGATCGGAAGAAGTCGCGCGAAGGCGACCGGGTGACCGTTGCCATGTCGGGACAGTCCAAGCGGGTTCAGGAGATCGAGACCTCGGCCCGGACCGTTGCCTTTCAGTTCGTTGACCTGGCGCGGACCTTCAAGGACTCCGAGAGCGGGAACCGGATCAACGCCTCGGCGGAGCGCTGGTGGTCCGAGGGCGCCGGCCGCTTCCGTTACTGGCCCGATGCGTCCGCCGAGGGCGTCTTCGCTGATTACGTCCTCGCCCAAAGCTCGATCGTCGAGTGGAAGCCGGAGCGCATGTTCTCCGGCCTGGCGGTTCACCGCTTCACCCTTGAGTTCCTCGGGTTCGTCTCATGAGCGCCGCGGACACATTCAGCGTGATGCAGGGCGGGGACTTCCGGATCCTTCGATGGATCGAGATCGAGGGCCTCCCGTACTGCTACGGGACCGGCCCCGGCTCGATCGGCTCCTCGTTCTTCAACGATCGGGCGGAACTCTCTCAGCGCTTCGATGGGATCCGGTGCTGGCTCTCGGCTCCGCCTCCCGTCGAGGACGTGGAACTCGACGTGCTCGAGGCCTTCCCGAAGAACGCGGGAGCGATCCAAGCCGAGATCGTCGACGTCGACGGGAGCGTGACGACGCTCGCGAACACCTCGCCCGGGAACGCGCGGCTCTCGACCGACTACACGAAGCTCGCGAGCACGATCGTCTACTCCGGGACCGACCCCGGCTTCCCGGCTGCGAACGGGATTGCGTACATCGGGAACGAGACGATCACCTACGCCTCACACAACGCGGGAACGCGCACGCTCACGGGCTGCTCTCGAGGTCGCTACCGCTCGATCGCGCGCGACTGGGGTCAAGGGATCCCGATCCACGTGAAGCCGTACACCATGGCGAAGCGGCGGATCTGGTACTTCACCGTTGCGAGCGCCGGCGATCCGGCCTCGAGCTTCTTCGGCTTCTCCGACGCGGCCCGCTGGCTCCGCTTCGCCGGGACGCTCGAGAGCTTCCGCGCGAACGAGCAACTCACCGGGTTCGAGATCAAGGGGACCTCGCTCGAGAAGGACCTCGACCGCGCTGTCTTCTCGACGCTCCGCCAATTCGAGGGCCCGCCTGGCGCGAAGATCCGCGGGATCGGTGACACGGAAGGGATCGACGTCGGAGGCACGTGGAGCACGCCGGGAACCTCCTCGAAGCTCCGAACGAATGAGCTTGTCGCCGTCCGTTGCGACGATGAGATCATGCTGGTTCGCCGAGTCGCCTCGACCGAGTTCCTCACGATCATCGCCCGCGGCTTGCTCAACACTCCGATCGAGAAGCACAACTCGAACGCGACGATGCGGGAGGTTGTGATCGTGTGCCCGGGGCAGTCCGGAGATCACACGGCCCTTGTTCCGTCGACGTACCCGGAGACCTCGGCGAGCTACTTCTGGAGCTACCCGACGGCCGGCGGAAGCTCGAGCCTCGGCGGGACGTGGTTCCCGGCCGATCACCCGCTCGCCGTCCTCCTCTGCGTCATGCTCTCGGGTCACGATCTCGGGGTGAACGACACGGACGGGAACGGGTGGGTTCTCCCTGGCGGCCGGAGCTTCGATGTCGGCCCCTACGCTCCGAAGGAGTGGTTCCTCGGGATCGATGCGACCCGCCTCGACCTGCGCGCGATCTGCCAACTTGCGAACGAGACAGCCTGGCTTCGCGTGAACGGAGTGATCGAGGAGTCGATCAACTTCATCGAGTGGGCGAAGACGCTCCTCCAGCCTTTCGGATTCTACGTCACGTACACGGCGACCGGCCTCTTCACGATCCGACCGCTTCGCCCTCCGCTCCCGACGGCCGACCTTCGACCGCTCACGGACGCGAACCGGATCCGCTCCTCTCGCCCTGGCTACGACTCGAACCTCTCGGCGATCGTCTCGAGCGTCGAGTATCGGTACGGGTGGGACGTCACCGAGGGGCGCTTCCGCCGGATCGTCTCGCTCCGCGTGAATGAGGGCGACCTCTACAGCGGAGGCCGCGGCCGCGCGATCGTGCAGTCCTCGAAGCTGATCTACACGGGCCGGGAGCGCATCCCCGGAGAACTCTCGCGGCGGATCGGCTTCGACGTGAATGAACTCCTCCAACAGCGCGGGGACTTCTACCAGGCCCGCTTCGCGCGCCCTCCGGCGATCCTGATCGAGACCGTGAAGCTCGATCTGATCGACGTCGCCCTCGGCGATCTGATCTCAGTCGATTCCGCGAACTCTCCGAACCCCCGAGGCGGAACGCGCGGGCTCTCGCAAGCGATCGCAGAAGTGATCGGCCGGCGGATCGATGAAGTCGAGAAGACGATCGAGCTAACCCTGCTGCTCACCGGCTTCGAGGTCGGCGACTATCGGGTGATCGGACCCGCGGCTACGGTGATCGGCCCCGGATCCTCGAACGTGATCCCGATCCGCCTCGACGCTCCCGGGACTCTCCTCGGAGGTCGCGAAGGCTGGGTTGACTACACGGGCGGAGACTCACCGATCCGAGGGACGATCGCCGGGAACGCGATCGACTTC